AGGAAGAAAACCGTTCTTTCGTAACACTGTCCATGTGGGCTACACAAGACCCAGTTGCAGTTTGGACTAAAGCATCAGGCATGTTTGTTCCGGTAGCAGCAAAGGCTAATGGCGGTATCGTAATCGGTACCAAAGCGGGGGAATAAACGGGCATAGTCTCGACGAGAACAGCCAGTCACCAGCTGTAGCGAGTGTTGAAGATAATGATTTAACACATAAATACACAGAAAGCGAGCTGTCAAGCATGACTGTGTCGCGGTTAAGACAACTTGCAAGTGACAATGGCTATGCCCTGACTCAAACAAATAAGGCTGGTATAATCGTGGAAATTTTAACTCAACAAGGATAGGTGGTTTTGAATGAATGAAGAGCTTATTAATGATTTGATGAATTATTTATCTGATGACATAGAAAATCCTGAGATGGTTTCTCTATCTGTTAAACGGGCGATTCGTTCATTCAAGAAGAAGAGAAATTATCCTTCTGGTTATACAGACGAAAAAATTTGCAATGATATGGAAAATTGCTATGACTGTATATTTGACTTAGCACTTTTTTTTCTTGTAAAACAAGGTGCTGAGTTTCAAGGTTCGCATTCTGAATCTTCTGTAAACCGAAGTTGGGAATCTGAGACTGAAATCTATATCAATCATGGAGTTTTTCCGTTTGCAGGAAGTTTGACATAAAAAGATGGTTGGGACACGTGACGCACTATCAAGTCCTCCCGAAGCGTCGCTGGGTTGCTTTATTTTCGGATGGGAAGAAGCAAAAATCATGTAGGGAGTGAGAAATGGAGTGGCGATGGGATGTGAACATGAATGTTTTAACGAACACCGCATAGAAGAACTTGAAAAAAATCTTCAACAGATGCAGGAAAGACAATCCGAACGCCATAAGGAATTTTATGAGCGTATCGGAGAACTGGAAAGAAAAACTGCTTTAAGTGAGAATGATTTGAACCATATCAAGTCAACTTTGGATGAGATGAATAATAATATAAAGACTCTCATGGCAGTTCCAGGTAAACGCTACGACACAATCATTGTATGTATCATTACTTCGATTGTTAGTGCAGCGGTAGGATTTATAATAAGCGGTATTCTTCCAGTTTAATTCCACTTGTACGGGAGGACGGTGGATATGAATTATACAGACTTTTCAGAAGATGAAAGAAAATATTATCTGAGTCAATCGGGATTTGATTCACGTGAAAAAGAATTTTTTCGGTTAAGAGTTTACGAGGAAAAGACTTTGCTTGAAGCAGCGGAGATTATGGGGTATAGCCCACGAACTATTGACCGAATAAATAGAAAAATTAAACAGAAAATTCAGAAAGTTGCCCCGTCTTATGAACGGGGCTTTTCTTTGTATTGTGGCGAAAATATGGCGAAATAGTGACGTTCAAATGCAGAGTTCCTTCCTATATAATGTAAGCATAAGGAGAAAAATAATATGCTTATGTTAGAGAACCCTTATGAGGGTTTATGGGAAAAGCATCTGTCAGTTGATGACATGGATGTAATTCTCGAAGCAAAAAGAATGGGAGGAACAGACTATGGCAGGTTATCCGTATTATCCGCAGCCAATTATAAACAATCCATACGGACAAATACAGCCGTATCAGGACAGGCTGGCACAATTGCAGAGCAACTATCAGCAGACAATGCCATACGGACAAATGCAGATGCAACAACCCGTACAGCAAATACCACAAGTCCCAATGATACAAGGACAAATGGTTGATGGTATTGACACTGTAAAGGCGAAAGATGTGGATATGTCCGGAAATCCTGTTTACTATCCAAAAACAGACGGAACTGAAATTTACAGAAAACAGCTTCAATCCGATGGAAGGAGCAGGATTTTTGTTTACCGACTTGTCAATCCAGAAGAGCAGCAACTAAAACAGGAAGAAAAACAGATTGACATTGAAGCAATGTTTAATCAGCTTCGGAATGATGTTTGCTCTGAGATTTCTGGAATAAAAGATTTGCTACCGACACAAATGTCGGTCACAAATGATTCCCCAAGACAGCAGAACGGAGGTAAGCAGAGATGAGTTTCAACCCAAACGCTATGATGAAAAAGCAATTTGAGAAAATGATTTCTCAGAGGTTCGGAAGTGTTGACAACATGATAAACGACATGAGTAAATTTGCAGGAAACAATCCAACATTGAAAAATGCTTTGGATTTATATAAAAAAGGTGATGCAGACCAGCTACATCAAATACAACAAAATGTATTCAATGAAAAACATTTATCTCCAGATGGAATTATCCAGAAATTCCTTGGATTATAACACTTCCCCATAATTGGGTGATTAAAAATCGCTACAATTTGGGACGACAGCCGCGGATGTCTCCTATTGTAAATAATATTTAAGGAGACTAAAAACATGATGAATGGTTCTAATTACAGTCTTAGCGACATTGCTGCCGCTACAGGCTCTAATAATCGCGCCAATGATATGTGGGGCGGTGATGGCTTTTCACTTATCTGGCTTGTCTTGATCTTTGCTATCTTTGGATGGGGAGGTTTTGGCGGCTGGGGCGGCGGCTTCGGTGGCAATGGTGGAAACGGTGCGAACGGTGCCGGCTTCCAAGGATGGGCTACCCGTTCAGATATTAATGAAGAATTCGCCCTTAATGATATTCAGAATGGTATCAGAGGTATTCAGCAGGGTATCTGTGACAGCACATATTCTCTTAACAATACCATGCAGAGTGGCTTTAATGGCATGAATGTCGGAATGCTTCAAGGCTTCAACGGCGTTCAGCAGGCTATCAATGCTGATACTGTAGCCGGTATGCAGAATACCAATGCATTACAGTCTCAGTTAGCAAATTGTTGCTGCGAAACAAGGGAAGCTATCCAGGGTATCAACTACAACCTGGCAACCAACACTTGTGCTCTTCAGAACACAATGAACAACAATACCAGAGATATTCTGGACAATCAGAACAACAACACAAGAGCAATCCTTGATTTCTTAACGAATGATAAGCTTGCAACATTACAGGCAGAGAATTCTGATCTGAAACGTGCTGCATCCCAGGATCGCCAGTCTGCACTGCTTACAACTGCTATGGCTTCACAGACTCAGCAGTTAATCAATGCAATTAATCCGGCAGCCATCCCGGCATACGTTGTTCCGAATCCGAATACCTACTACGGCGGATGCAACGGATACAACAACGGTTGCTGCTAAGTAACTCACCCTTAGAGGTTGACTAATTCTAAGAGGTGGGTTGCGGCTCACCTCTTATTTTGAACTTCCTTTCTTTCGATGTATTCATTGATTGCATTGTTTACGATTTTACTGATTGGAATTTCTGTTTTTTGAGAAAAATCTTTAAGTTTTTTGTTTGTGCATAGTTCAAGAGTAGTTGAAAATCGAACTCTATTTTTTAGTTCATTTTTTGACATGTCACACATCCTTTCTGGAATTTAATTAAGTTTAACACAGTTTTTTGTTGTAGTCAAATAGAACATATGTTATAATTTAATTAAATTTAATTAAGGAGATTGGCAGCGCATGACAAAAATAAATGATTTGACAGGACAAAGATTTGGCAAATTGACGGTCGTTAGAAGATCGAGTAAAAAATCGGCAAATGGCTCTTATTTATGGGAGTGCCATTGCGATTGTGGAAACGATGTGACAAGGACAAGAAGTGCATTGAAAAGTAATGATTATAGCAGCTGTGGAAAGTGTGGAAGAAAAGCTTATGTAGACTTAACAGGGAAAAGGTTTGGTAAGTTATATGTAATTAAGCGTGAAGGCTCTACCGACGGAAAGAGAAAAATTCCATTATGGTTATGCCGATGCGATTGCGGGAATACTTGTCTAAGAACAGCAAGTCACTTGAAAGCGAACTATATAAACACATGTGGTTCATGTCCAAACTCAAGGTCGGATTTAATAGGAAAAAAATACGGAAGATGGACTGTTTTAGAAAAAGTAGAAAACAAAAATAGAAAGATATCGTATCTTTGCAAATGCGATTGCGGTAAAATTAAAGCAGTAAATGCCGATAGTCTATTAAGCGGACGCTCATTGTCATGTGGCTGTTTACAAAAAGCTATACTTTCCGAAAGAGAAACTACTCACGGAATGACGCACACAAGGATATACAATATTTATCACAACATGAAGAACAGATGCTATAACCTAAATGATCGTAGATACAAGGATTACGGTGGTCGTGGAATCAATATATGCCCTGAATGGCTAGGAAAACATGGCTTTGATAATTTCTACAATTGGTCTATAAAGAATGGCTACACCGATAGTTTAACGATTGACCGTATCAATGTAAATAGAAATTACGAACCAAACAATTGCCGGTGGTCAACTAACGCAGAACAAGCAAATAATAAAAGGAACAGCATATATTTCACTTTCTTTGGAATCACAAAAAATCTAAAAGAGTGGTGCGATGTTATAGGAGAAAATTACGGAAAGATGTACGGAAGATATCATAGAGGATATGAAACTTTTAGGGGAAAAGATATTAACAAAATCGAGCAGTACTTAAAGAATGGAGGTAAATAAAATGAGTTGCAAGAATGTATGTTCGCTTTGTTCGAAACTGATTCTGTCAACGTCTGTATCGTTCACTGGTGGTAATCTTGTAATCACACTCCCAGCAGGCAGTTACAACAATGGAGAAAAGTATTGCATTGTGATCGCACAAAGTATACCAGAAGCCACCACAATTACCGCCCCGGTAATGATTCAGATAGGAACAGGAACAACTTTGTATCCGCTAGAGAATCGTTGCTGTGCACAGGTTACGGCTTGCGGAATAAGAACCAGAACGAAGTACGCAACCAGAGTAGCTACAAGTGCAACTGGCGGAGTATTCAAGATGTTAGGAAATCCAGCTTGTAGTCCAAGTAACAATTTAACAGCAATTAATGGTACAGCCCCAACGACAGACACACCTGTTACACAGGCTGTTAGAAAGGGGGCACTGTAATGCATAAAGTTGCAATGGAAATGGGAAAATGGGCTATGGAAAAAGCCAAAACACATGGCTTCGACAATCTCAGTGTTCAAGACTGGGATGATCTGAAGGACTGCATGGAATCTGTGAAATGTGCGATTTGTGCAGATAAAGATTACAGAATCGTAGAAGCTATGGATGAATGCGAACAGGAAGAAAAGTATCTTGGACGCATGGGATATGACAGGTATCGCTATTCTAATGGCAGATTTGCCCCGAAAGGCAGAGGAAGCCGCATGGGATATATTCCATATCTTCATATGCAGGATGACGACTGGGTAAGTGAATATCCGAGCAATCCAGAGCTTGAACGTAATATGTACCGCATGGGCTATCATCCAGACCGTAGTGATATGAGAACGGACGGTATGAACAATAGGCAATCCAGATATGGTGAAACCTACGACAGATACAGCGAGAATCGCAGACATTACCATGATTCCAAAGACGCTGAATCCAAGAGAAAAATGGATGATTCCATGAAAGAGTATACAGAAGATATCATCCGCAATATGAAAGAAATGTGGGATGATGCAGACGCATCAATCAGACAGCAGATGAAAACTGACTTGACACGTTTCATACAGCAGATGAATTGAATATGAAATGAATTTTGCCCTTGTTACAGGAATGTAGCAGGGGCTTTTTAGTTGAGAAAAGGATGGTGATAAACCATGCTAAGACAATTTTATATGAACGGAGACCTATGGAGAGTGCAGTTCGTATCTCCACACGACAGCGTGTTAATTGACCGTACAGGCAACAGAACGCTCGGGGTATCGGATTATTCCACCAATATTATTTCGATCGCAAATAACCTGCACGGAGAGCTTCTGAACCGTGTATTTATTCATGAGTTAGGGCATTGCGTGATGTTCAGCTACGGTCTATTGCCAGAACTTCACCGCATGGTTAAGAAACGGTATTGGGTGGATGCAGAGGAATGGTGTTGCAATCTTCTGGCCGACTATTCTTGTTTCGTGATTGGCACATCCAGAGATATTTTAGGAAACCAGTTCACATATGTGGCTCCTATCGGGGCAGAAAGGATGGTTGCATAGATGGCAAAAGCAGAAAACACAGTTATTTTTGATGGAATCAAGTACAATCCCGGTGACGAATTGCCAGATTTAGGCAGTTGGGTATGTACAATATTAGTCAAGCCTCTACATATGGTGGTGCAAACACCAATGTTGTATGGAATGGCACGATATGGGATTCATTAGGCACTATTACGGATGTGACAGACGAACAGGTACAAGAAGCTGTTAACCAATTTTTAACTCAGAACCCTATCGCACCGACATTGACAGATGATGGTGTTCTTATCTTGTAGCAGAGGGAGATTAAAATGCGTATATTAAAATTTATCGTAAACAAACAAAAGATAAGACCAGACCCGAATTGCGATTTTAGTGGTTTGGTAAAAGGCACGTCGGGGTACTTAAAAGCATCGTTCTCGTTTTCACCAGAATGGAATGGGTGCAAAGTTGCTGCATCGTTCTGGAGAATGGGTCACGAATACCCAGTCCTTGTTCAAAATGGACAATGCGAAATTCCACCAGAGGCGTTAACATGGGATTATTTTTCCGTGTCGCTTATGGGAATGAAAGATAATGGCAACTATATTTTAACTACAGACAAAATATTAGTATCTCAAAAGGGGTGATAACCATGGCAACAGCTTACGAAATGCTCTTGGAATCCCAAACAGTGGAAGATTCTACTGCAAATGCCGGTGATGTATGCCTGATTAACACTGATACACGACGGATTATAATTCCAGAAACACTTGTGATTGGCGGTGTAGAATCGGATAAAAATTCCGAGCGAATAAAGTTCTCATGTCCCAAAGTGGTTGGAGATAATCTGGACTTATCAGAATTTCAAATCAGAATAAATTTCAGAAATATCAGTGCAACAATACCGCCGATGATCGTTAAAGATCAGTATATCTGCGAAGATGTAACTGTAGATGGTGACAATATTTCATTTTCGTGGTTGATCGGACGAAATGCTGCGAAGAATAGAGGAATCTTACAGTTTATTGTGTGTGCAGTAAAGGTAAATTCTGATTCAGAAATCCTGATCGAGTGGAATACCACCTTGGCGCAGGTAGAAGTACTTGAAGGTATTGAGGTAGGTGAAGTACAGCCTACGGAATCAGAAAAAGATGTGATTGCACAGCTTCTGAAAATAACAAAAGAAACATCTGACCAAGCAGTGACAGCGGTAAACGAAGCAAAGAAACAGGCACTCAAAGAAATCGAAACAGCAAAAGTACTTCCTCGTCTTAGCGATGATGGCGTACTTATTTTTTAGGAGGAGGTTAGAGAATGGCAGATTCTATTTTAAAAATACGTACACAAGACGGGGATAAACCCATCGGCTATCCGGGACTTGCGGATAAGCCTGTGGCGAACAAAGAACTTGATATTGAGGGTGCGTTCGCAGATGCTAAAGTAGTAGGGGATAAATTCAAAGAAGTAAAGGCAGATTTAGCCGATGTAAGAATAAAATACACAAATTTGTTTAGCATCAATTCGAATATGCAAGATGTAACTATTAGTGATGGCTCTGGCACTGTTTATGTAAGTGAAAATTATATTGATGTCGAAGAAGGAAAACCATATTTTGTCTATGTGAAATTTAAAATCACAAATTTAATAAACTGGGTTCAAGGTTATGTATATGCAAGAATGATATATGCTGTGGATGCAGGTGGTTGGAGAAAAACTAAATTAGTAGCTATAAAAAATAATAGTGAATTCTCAATATGTTATAATTTTATAGCTGAAAAAAGCGGAAAAGTTGGTGTGCAATTATATTTCAATAATCAAATACCCAAAGCAAATACATTTAATTGCCAGTGCATAAAATTATTTGTTGCTCAGACCAGTGACGATATAAAAGTATTGGTTGAATCAGAAGAACAAACAAACTTTATATCAAAAATCGAATTAAAACCCGAAGCGATAACATGGGATAATTTGTCAAATGATGTGAAAGGAAAAATTGAACGAGTATCAACGAATTATACAATTATAGATTGTTGGGGGGATTCATTAACGCAAGGTGCAGGCGCAACAAATTATCCGTACCCAAAAAAACTCCAGGAGTTAATTGGAGAACAGTTTGTTGTTAATAACTACGGGCAAGGTTCTGAAACCGCAGAAGTAGTAGCTTTCCGGCAAGGTGGCATGGGGGCTATTGTGCTTCCGTTTACAGCGAGTGCAAATGCTAGTGACTATAATAAAGTAACAATAAATAGCGTTAATGGTGCTTCATTAGAAACAATGTCATATTCGGGCAAATATTATGGAAATAACATTGTTTACCTAAATGGGGTAGATAAGTGGATGTTTAGAAGAGCCGATGGGACTTTGAATTTAGTTTGTGCAGATGGTTCACTTTTAGGTAAAGAATATAGTAGACCAACTATTGTTTTCGCAGAGGGAGAAGGAATAGGTCATGTTATTATTATTTGTATAGGACAAAACGGTTGGGCGGCACAAACGAGCAGGCCGGAAGCGTTAGCCGATATCATTCAAAAAATGGTTGAGCATAATGGTTCTGAAAGATATATTGTTGTCGGAAGGCCAACAGGTAATAAAAATGAGAGAAATGTTGAAGAAATTATATTAGCATCAAGGTTTTCCAATCATTTTGTAAATGCAAGAGAGTATATATCAGCATATGGGTTATCAGATAACGGATTATCACCGACGCAAGAAGATATCGAATCTATGTCAAGTGGTGCTATTCCACCGCAACTAAGAGTAGATACTGTACATATGAATGACTATGGATACACCGCAATGGCAAATTGTATTTTTAATAGAGGCGTTTCTTTGGGATATTGGCAATGAATAATTAAAGAGGGGGCATTTCGGTATTACTAATACATATTAATACATACTAAAACACACCAAAAAGAAGAGAGGAATCAAATCTCCTCTCCTCGCTTATCAAAATATTCATTCAAAGCCCGTTCGACTACCTGTGATATTTCTTTTTCCTCTTTCTGGCAATGAAACAGAAGATGTATGTACTGCACAGGGGTTAATTTAATTTTTACGCTGATATTTCTTTCATCTTTCTTTTTTATAGCAATCACCTCCCCATATAACTATATCATACAGTATTTGTTAAAGTAAGTAATATATAAAGTATTATTTCGAAAGGAATCGACATGAGAGGATTAAAACGTCAAAAGCAAAACGTATACTGGTCAAAAGTAACTGAAATTCTTAACGATATTAATACAGTTACGAAATACAGTAAACCAGAGTTACACAATTTCTCTGTATCGGCAACTGCCGGAACCCCGGAAGAGATATCGTCCGGTATCGTGCCTGACTACGATAGATACATCACTTCTTTTGATCGTGAATTTAGGCCACAGGAAGGAGATGTATTTTGGATTGATACAGTCCCCGAATTAGACTACGCAGGAGATCTTATTCTGACAGACAGTGTTCCAACTATCATGCCAGATTACCGGTTAAAAAAGATTTTGGATACTCAACGGGGGAATATTGCCAGATACGGAATTTCGAGAATAGGAGCTGAAAATGAGTAAAAAGATAATCGAGTGCGGATTAAGTCAGAAGTCAATTCAGGATGCAATTAATCAGCTTAAATCTTACCAAGGTGAGTTAAAAAACAAAAATGAACTGTTTGTTCGAAGACTGGCTGAACTGGGCATCCCGGTCATTGATCAAAATGTAATGATAGCACAAGGTGATTCTGACAAAAATCACAATACTTACATTAAAATCAACAGATTTGATGATTATGCGCAGGCAACTCTGGTGTGTGAGGGTTCTGGACTTTTGTTCATAGAATTTGGTGCAGGTATTCATTACAACACTCCGGCAGGTACAAGCCCACACCCAAAAGGAGAAGAATTGGGCTATACCATTGGTTCCTACGGTCAAGGTAAAGGAAAAAATGATTCGTGGACGTATTATTCAGATTCTGGCGAATGGGTGCGTTCCTATGGTACTGAAGCTACTATGCCAGTCTATAAGGCAACTGTAGAAATCATACAGAACATTCGGAAAATCGGAAAAGAAGTCTTTAGTTCCTGATAAATTCCATACTGAAACATACACAACAAAATGATATACTATAACATATAAAAGCATCTACCTGAGTGGTGGGTGCTTTTTTCATGCTTAAAATAAGGCGGTGATAACATGCCAGACACAATAAAAAATCCAATTTCAGAAGTCTTTAACCGATGGTCAAAAGCAGTTGAGCCTGCTGTCGGAAAAAATAATTATTCTATGGATAAAAGCCAGACAATAGCGTCTACAAAAAAGGCATACGCTCGCTTGTTGATGCTCGGTAATACAACGACAAATAGTGACCTTGAGGGCGATGAATGCGCTACGCTGATATCATTTCAAACCGAATCATATGCATCCGGTGCAAAAGCCTTATCAAAAGTATATGACGAAATCGACGAAGCAAGCCACAAAGCCATGGTTGACATGGGATTTCGGAGGATATATGGCCCTGAATTACAAAACAATGCAGAAAACAGCATAAAACGTGTCGTTAGCAGATACAGCCGGACCTATACCGGACAATTTCTCTAAAGGAAGGGGTGAGAAACTATGGAACAGATTCTGAACTATGTAAAACCAGAACTTCTGACTGTTGCAGTAGTCCTGTATTTTGCAGGAGTATTTTTAAAGCAGACAGAAACAGTATCCGACAAATACATTCCTGGAATTTTAGGAGTCCTTGGAATGGTAATTTGTGGAATTTATGTATTTGCAACATCTACCGTATCTAACGGGCAGGAAATTGCAATGGCGGTATTTACCGCTATCACACAGGGAATTCTTGTCGCAGGATTAAGTAATTATGTAAATCAGATTATTAAGCAAGCAAGCAAAGAAGAATAGAAAGGACGGTGATCCTTTTATCTCCCGAGCACAGGGTTACGTGCAGAGAGCCAGAGAGCCATTAATAAAGCAAATTTAAGCTAATATTAGCAGAAAGGAGCCTAAAATGGCAGATTTAACTACACTTGGCGTAACCATTCATTATGGCGTTGAGACAAAAGCAGGATCAAAACCAACAACATTCACATGGCTCAAAAGATGTAATGCGATTGGCGGCATTTCTCTTGATACAGAACAGATCGATGTTTCTGCGTTGGAAGACTACATTACACAATATGCATCCGGCAGACAGGATACAGGTGGCACATGGGAACTTACATTCAATTTAAGTGCGGATGTCATCACAGCAATTAAAAAACTTTTCTCAGATGCAAAAACCGGAAAAGCCACAGGATTACGAACCTGGTTCGAAGTTGTTTTTCCAGATCTTTCAGATGCATTTTTCATCGTGGCAGAACCGGGGCGTGAAATACCACTTCCAGAGATCGGACAAAATGAAGCAGCTACAATTCCTCTCACTCTTATCATCAACGAGTATAAAGGACTTGACACAAAAGTTGTTTCCGAAGAACTTGCGCAAACTTTAAATGAAGCAAAAGCGGCAGCTGCAAACATGAATACATTTTGATTATTAAATTTAGGGAGGACATATAATGTTTAGTTTTAAAGTAGGCGGGAAAGAATACAAGATCAAATTTGGATACAAGGTGCTGTCCGAATCAGACGTTTTGCTTAAAGCTTCTGACATTTCGAATATTGCTGATCCGAGATCGCTCATTGCACTTTTGCCAGAGCTGATTCTTATAGGGCTTCAAACCAAGCATAAAGATGAATTTGGATACGAAACAGATGAAGAGAAGAAAGTGGCGTTTGGAAAAGTGTGTGATCTGCTTGACGATTATGAAGATGAATCTACAGAAGAACATCCTCATGATGGATTTACATTATTCCAGAAAGTAAACGATGAGCTTGAGAAAAACGGTTTTTTATCCGGAATTCTGAAAAAGATGGAAGAAGCAGAGGAGAAACAGAAGATAACGAAGGCACCGCAGGATCACAAGAAGAAATCCTGAGTTTTGGCGAAATAGTACATAAGAAATTACTTCCGTTGTATTTATCCATTGGCGTTCCAGAAGAAAAATTTTGGGATTCCACTCCTTATGATTTGGAACCGTATATGGAAGCCTATAACTTGAAACGTAAAGTATCAGATGCAGAAGCATGGCAGTTCAACATGTACACGATGTGTGCTGTGCAGACTGCGGTTGCAAATGTGCTTATTGGTAAAAAATCAAAGGCTGAATACCTTAAAGAACCATTTTCACAAACAGCCGAAAAGCAAAAACAAGAGGATGAAGAGAATCTTTCTGAAACAGAAAAGAAACGGCAACGTGACAGGTTGCTCATGACATTGCAACTCATGCAAGCAAATTTTGAGCTGAATCATGGT